ATGTATGCAGAGTATGCCATAGATACTGCACCTTGTGTTGTGCCTAATATATCTGCAACTTCCTGCATTGTTATTTTTTTTGTATAAATATCTGCAGCTAAACCTGATTCGATTATGTCGTTATAGACTTGTCCTCTACGTGCTTGTACATTTGTTTTTTGACTAGGTATCTCTAATACATCATCTTTTTGTGTCCACTCTTGACCTGCTTTTCTAGCACGTTTCTTTTGCATATTAATTCTGTTAGAACAACGTGTAGAACAAAACTTACGTTTCTTAGGTGGTAATGGTCTATGACAACCTGCTGCGTAACATAACTTTTTATTTACCATAATTTCTACACTCTTTATTCTTGCAAACTACTTTGCTATCTACAATACTTAAAACCTCTCCACATACTGGACAGGTTAATTTAATACTCAATTATTTTTTCTTACGTTTAGCTTTATTCTTTTTGCTATTAGGAAAACCTTTTTGCATTTCTCTATATGCTTTAGCACTAATAGTAGAGTTCTTTTTTGACCTACTTGTTCCTGCTCTTTTTCTTTTATTAATATTTTCGTATAAGCTCATAGTTCTCCTTACCACATCTTACAAGACCAGTGCCTAGGTGTAGTCTTGTCTGTTGCTGTATCGCATTTATGTCTAGCTCTAAATGATTTTCTAGCTTCTGGGTTATCTTTACGTATCTCCATGTTAGGGTCACCAAACATAACCTTTTTTACTTTGTCACCATCTTTGACATAAACTTTAAATTTTTTACGACCATACCAGGTTCGCCTTTGCTAATTCTAGAAGGACTATCTAACTTAACTGACTTACCTTGATACTCTGCCATTACATCTTCTTAGATTTTTTCTTACCACCTTTTTTGGCGTAAGATTTCTTTTTACCATATTTGCTTATTGGCATAATAACTCCTGTTGTTGCTTATTAGTTACTATACCACAAAACCCTGCCGAAGCAGGGTTCTGCACGTACAGTGTGTCCAATACTGTTCGTGAGTTTGCAGGCAGTTGTTTCCTTAGTTAGAGGTCCTCACACCCACTTACTCTATGAAAGAAAATGAATTACACAAATCACCTGACTACAAAGTCTTATATGATTAAGCATATTTCTTTTCTAATCGTGTACCTCTACACGATACCTAAGACTTTCTTAGGTATGTGTAGTATAGCTGCTTCCCCCCCATAACTAGCTGTGTGTAAAAAAATTTTTTTTTAAATAAAGGTTGTCATTATCCAGTTAGAAAGAACATACCCTCTATTGCTAGAGGGCGTTGTTCTCAATCAGAAAGGAGTAAACAATGAAACCTAGAAAAGGTTGATGTCTACCTATTTAGTATAACATACTTAAAATATAATGGGGTTTCTGTTGAATGTTCGTAGGCGAAAGGAGGAAACTCCTACTATACAAAAACCCCATTAGATAAATACTACCATTTAAAACAAAAGGTGGTATAGTTACGAAACAAGCAAGATTTCCTTCCTGCTTTCAGAAAAGGATATTTGATAATAGACATCAATCAAGTGGACTAGCAGGACCATGGTAACTAGGGTAAAAGCCTATTACTTCACATATTTATTTGTTACTAAACTTTAGTTCATTCTGGTTGGGAGGGAGTGACACAGGGTTAGCTGTACTCTCTATGTTAGTGTTAACTGAATAAAACTTACTTTAAAAGAACACCTTACTTACTGTTGTGGTACACCACTATATATAGTACCACCATATTTAGTACCTACTTAACAGCATATTCTTAGAGGGTATACACATATATAAAGCCGCCCCCAGATTTAACCCCCCTATGTGAAAGCCCACCAGAATATTGGTTGTGTGTGTGGTAGACATAATCCATATTGCTACACATACTATATGTTGTGCATACATTTTGTAGTGATACTAGATATAGTGTACCTACTTTGTTTAAATACTAGGGATAGTTAGTTAAATTAGTTCTTATCGAAGGCAACTCAATTAAATCTGTGATAAAGATGCAAACGAAGGACAAAAAGAAAAACCCCTGCAATAAACAAGGGCTTTCCTTCGGTTAGTTGATTAGATGTTACATAAGATTTGTTTTCAACTTAGTGTTATGTTGTTGTAGTTCTGCAATCTTGATTTGCATTGTGCATATATCAATGTTCAATAAACATATGTCAATGTTGTTACTAATCAACTGCATTTTATTTACATCAACTGGATTAAATCTTTTAGTGTTACTGTCAACTTCTGCGTTGTTGTTAAGTTCCTGTCTTTCTTTTCTGTAACGTTCAAGATTTTCTTTCCAACTTTCTTTATGAGCTTTCCAAGCCCCAACATCAACTGTCTTAACACTCATTATCTACCTACCTTTCTATAAATATGCTGATACACAATCTTTACATAGTAAAGTGTAATCAACATCACTCTGTCGCCACTCTGTGCAACGTAACTTATTTACAATCTTGCTACAAAAATCACAACTCTCATAAAATTCTAATTCAACGTAACAACCCAATACTTCTTCGCCATACTCATTGAAAATATAACTTTCATTAGGAGTAATGACACCTGCAATACTCGGCATTTCTAACCAACCTTTCTAATTGTTAAATACATACTGTAATTATATAATGATACTGGATATATGCAACACTTATTTACAAATTAATAATCTAGTGTTTGTAATACATCATCAATACTTTTTCTAATCTCAATAACATACTCTTTAGCAAAACTTCCTAATTCATAAGTTCTACTTAACTCTAAGTTATAAAGATTAGTTGATACTTCTTGTAAAAGATTTACTGCCTTTTCTATATCTGTCATTTCTACCTTTCTAAATTGTTTCTAGTTCTATTAAGATTTTTCTAAAGTCATCTTGCTTTAAATTGTTCTCTAATAGTTCTAATAAAATTCTAATCTCTCTACCAATACCCATAACTTTATCAGCCATAGATGTATCAAGATTATTCTTAGTCGCTTTATCGTGCAAGAAACTTCTTACACGTTCTCTGTGTGCAAGAAACTCTGTTGTGCTACGTACTGTCATAGCAATTCCTTTCTATATATTTATTGTATCGATAGTGTGTTTATGTTCTCTTAATCTTTCTGGAATAACTTTTGTATAGTTACACCAGTTACAACAGATACCATGAGCAACAGGCATAGCATTATGCTTATCATCTATCTCTCTAATCGGTTGACTACAAATTACACATTTCATAACGTGCCTTTCTCTAGCTTGATTTAAGTATATACGTAAGAATATTTTATGACAAGTATTGTTTACTTATAATTAAGAGTGTAGTAATGTGTAAGAAAGGAAAGGAAACTATGGAACAATTAATAAAACGAGTTGAGAAACTTGAAAGCAGATTACGTATGTTAGCTACTGGACAACGTGCAATAATAGAACACTTTAGCGAAGATAATAAAGAGTTCTTTATTCATATGTTAAGTTCATTTATGGCAAACAAAGAAATTAGAAATGACTTTACAGAATACGTAAATGAAAATGCAGATGATGATGACATAAAAATATTTATGACAGAGATGAACGAGATTGCACTAGACATAGATAAAAAAGTTGATGATGAATAAGTTAGAGTTGTACTTTTGGATATTACTTCCAGTTTATATTGTAGGTGCATTAACTATTGCTAACTGGTTAGCTAGTCATGTCAATAGATTTGTTTACATTTACAAAGAAAAAAAAATTAGAGAAAAAGACAACATATAATTACAGATATGTTAATGTTAATTTAGAAAGGAAATGATGAAAGGAACGCATAAGGTTGGAAACACTATCAATAGCAATAGTGATGTTAAATACCATATAAACAATGTAATTCCAGTTTGGTACGCTAACTTTCATCTTTCTTTCAAGCTACTTACACGCTGTAGCCCCTTTACTTCATATGTACGTATGAAAGTGTAGGTAGCTTGTAGCACATAAGATAGAACTAAATGACCTCTCGCTTAGACTGGTCAAAGTATGATAACGAACTAAGGCATACACGAAGTTATTTATCTCAGACTTGTGTGCTACAAGCTATCTAGTTAGTAGGAGTTCTTTTCAATGCCCTGTTTTGAACTACCGAAAGCTAGATAGTTTTTTTTGTACACATATATTTACATATGTGATACAATATATATTGACAGAAAGGATAATATGTCAAAAGGAATAGATGAGTTTGACAACTCTTGGTATGAGATTGATGACCAGTTTGACACTATTGCAACTAACAATAGTTTTAAAACATCTTGGACACCAATGTCATTTAAGAAATCAAACGTAAACAAACAAGCAAACGTTACCTTTATGGGAGATAGTGTGCTTGATTGCAAAGCCTATACTGGTACAGGCAAAGGTACTGTTGACTATGTAATCAAACAAGCACATGGAAACTATAAAGAGAACAAGAAAAAAGTTAACGACATAAGCATAGATGGTTTTACAATTCCAGATTGTATTGATGTTGTTAATGATGTTTATGGTAACGCAGTAGTTATTAGTGCAGGTGGTAACGACTTACTTGCAAAACTATCTTTACTCAAAGCAAGTACAGATAACAATATAACTATGGGTATCATGAACGCAGAGTTAGACAAGCTAAGTAATGCATACGAAACTTTACTATACCAACTAAATAAAGGTGGTAGAAAGTTCTTACTCATTACTTGTTACGAGGGCAACCTAGCTTATAATCCACAACGTTTTAATAACGTAGATAATATTGCACTATCAATAGTATCAATGTGGAACGATAGACTGTACAGAATAGCTAACGTTCATAACAACAGGAACAACAGTTTAGGACAACAGTTTGATGTACTAGATACACGTACATTTATGACACCAGAGTGTTTCTATAACGAAATAGAGCCAAACGAAATTGGTGCAAAACGTATAGCAACACAAATCAACAAGTGGTTGTACAAAAACGAAGTAATCTAATGTGCGACCACTTGGAATACGTAATAGAAAATGGTAACAAGTGGTGTGTAGATTGTGGCACAGCACTTGGTCAACCATTTGAATTAGAAAAGAATAAACAATGGTAGAAAGCGAGGTGCAGTAATGGGTAGAGATATTACTGAACACATAGATGATTATGTAGAGGACAATTATGGACACACTAATTGGGGATATAAAAGTTCCTATACAAAAGAGGAACTAGCAGATACATCTAAGTATGAGCTAGAAATAAATGACAGTATTGTAATCTGGTATGAGCCAATAGATGAGGAGTTGTAATGCCTAATACATTAGAAAAAGAAAAGGTATCTACATAATGGACTATCAATACTTTAGAGATAAGCCAGTGCCTAAGTTAAAGCAACGTGAAAGAGTTGAGTGGATATTGATAACTGCGAGAGAGAGCAGTGAGCCAAAGGTATCAAGCAACACTTTTATTTATGACTTTCGCATACCAAGAATATCTGCACACATATTTAATATGCGTGAGGACTTGTGGGAAATAGAAACTATAAAAGAAAACAATGAGTTCTTTTATAAGTTGTTACTTACACCACAAGAGATATTAGAACAAGCAAAGAAAGGACAAACGTATGAGCAGACCACAATTATCTGATACTGATTATGGATTTAATGGATTAGTAAGGATATTTAATGAAAAAGAAATAGAGATGAACGAGTGGGTCATTGAAAAATTAGACAAAGAACGTGGTGGTATTAAGTTTGTATTACCAAATGCAGAGGGAAAAATCTATCTTACATGGTTAGATTTATACCAAGTTGATGTTGTATTTATTACATCACAAAAAAGATACAATGAAACTGTAATGCTAGGAGATGTCTATGAAATCATTGATGCACTAGAGAAATCAAGACTTAAAGTTAAAAAGACTATTGCAGATATGTTAATGAAAGCATTTAAAAGTGAGGAAGAATAATGAAAGAAATAATAAATCTATTACAAAAAGTATTAGAAATCTCTAGACAACTAGACAGTAATGGTAAATTGTCATTAACAACTGACTTAGAAGAAGAGATTGAAATATTTATAAAGGATAACTAAGGAGGAATAATGGATAGTAAGTGGAGTAAGATAGTTAAGGGTTTGTTAAATGAGGAAGATTACTTAGAAAAACAAACCAAAGCGTTTAGAAAGACCAGACTTACAGTAATAAAACAAATGCAAGAGGAACTTTCTATACAAGAGATTGCAAAACTTTTTAAGATATCAAGACAAAGAGTGTATAAAATAATAGAGAAAGGACAATAATGCCTAAGTTTAATTTAGATAATTACGAAACAGTAGAGGACAGACTAAAAGTATTTTGGACAGACAATCCAAATGGTCGTGTATTTACAGAAGTTGTACACGAAACTGATGATGGAAGTTGTGTAACCATAAGAGCATTTGTATATAAAGATGAGAGCGACACAAATCCAGTATCTACTGGTATAGCACAAGAAACTAAAGGACAAGGTGGTTTCGCAAATACTGATGCATGGGTAGAGAACTGCGAAACATCTGCTATTGGTAGAGCATTAGCGAACTGGAAGTATCAAGGTAGTAACAAAGCAAGACCTAGCCGAGAGGAAATGTCTAAGGTTGGTAATCAAGATGATAGAGTTGAGGTAGAGAAAAAGAGAGTGCATGTACCTACTAAAGAACAGAAAGAACAGATGAACAAAGTTGTTGATGAAATGGTTGCAGAGCCAAAGAAAAAGAACAATGCATCTGCACTTAAACAACTTATGTCGGCAACTGTATCTGATGCAGAGAAATTAAAAGAGTATCAAAGAGATGCATACGTTGAGTGTGTAAGCGAACTTAAAATGCCAGAAGAAGTAGAAGATTGGGATAACGAACAGATGACTACGTTTCTTGATGTATTCCATAAACTTGTAGAGAAAGACAAAGGTTTAGGCGACCTTAACGAAGTCTTTGTAACAGAAGATATTACTGATAAAGGAGGTGATGAGATGGGAGATGAGTGGAAAAGCAATCCTGCTACCGAAGCACAACTTAAATGGTGTAAGGATATAGTTGCTAAAGCTACTGACAAGAACATTGATGGACTTGCAGAACTTAAAAAACTATACAATGGTGGCGATATTAATGGAGAAACTGCTAGTGAAATCATATCTAACTGGAACGATAAGGTTAAGTAATGGAAGAGCTAGAACAAGCTAGTATCAATGTGCAAAGGTTGGTTGAAAGATTACAGAAACGTTTTCCTAATCACGATTTTAGCCAACCTGCACCATTAGATAGGAGATGTAAGAAAAGCACAACAGGTGTATGCCCTGTATCAAAACATTTAGAGTATGCAACTGACACTGATGGTAATGATTTTTGTATTAAGCAAATAAAGTTAGCTGATGAAAGCAACCCATACGCACATACAATCATTACTTGTAATGCAATAATTAAAACTAAAGAAGAAAAAGAATTAGCAAAAAAGGGAGTATTTTAATGCCAAATATATTTGATGAGCCAAAGATGTTAAAAGCGTGGGCAATAAAGTTAGCTAATGCTTGTGGTGGACAAAAAGTAGAGAAAACTATGTTTTTTACAAAGTTAAACACTAAAAGAATTGGAGAACTGTTAGATGAATTTGTTAATGACCACAACGATAACACTTTAAAGGTAGCTGAACAGCTTGGACAAATAAAGAAAACAGAGGAAGAGTAATGTTAGATGTAATTGTATTGATATCAGTTTTTGTAGGATTAAACTACTTAGCTTGGTATCTTATAGACAAAGGTAAACTCTAATGTCATTTGAAAATGGAGATGTAATAACATATTGTTACGACTGTTTGACTTACAAATGTTGTTCGGTACAGAAAAATGATAAATCACAATGCTGTAGTAAGCTAACGTGTGATGAATATAGGGAGATAAAATGAGTAGTCCAGATGCAAAAGATTATCCTGTTTGTGTAAGGTGTAATCAAGTACCAGAGATACCATTAGATACAAAGGACACCTGTTATGACTGTAACAGAGGACACATTTAAAGCAGTTCTAAGTTAGCCCAACCTTTATTGTTAACTGTGAAAGTGAGAACAGCAGGGTGCGACCATAGTCCAGACCTTTCTGTAAAATCAATAGACTTATCTAAACTTGGAGATTGAAACCAAGCACGATTACCTTGATACTTAGTACGCAAATGGTGGTAATGTCCTGTTACTAATATCTCTGCCTGTCCACTAGGTAGGTGTCCATACATCTGACCTTTCCACCAATTCTCTATCTTAGCTTCTGGATTAGAGCCACCACCTGTCATATGACCATGTGTCCAAGCACAAGTCTTACCTTTAATTTTCATAACTTGATGAAATCCATCTGGTATCTCAACTGATACCTTTCCATATCGTTCTGGATTAGCATTCATAATCTCTTGACATATCTGCAAATGCATTGTATCGCTGTTATCTAATCTATTTGTATAGACTTGACCTTTACTGGACCTAGACATTTCGCCATGATTACCTGGAACACCTGCAAGAACAAGTTTATCTGCTAAAGGTAAGAAGGTTTCAACAGTTTTCATAATCATAGAACGTGCAAGAGCATATTGTTCAATGAGAGAGAGCGAAACATTGAAGGGTTGACTGTCGTAAAATGCTGCTGTACAGTTTTCTGTAAGGTCACCAAGTCCTATCATATAAATCTCATCTATATTCACACCAAGTTTACGTAAGTCTTTTATTCTATTAACTGCATCTTGTAAAGCTATGTCATATCTTTTAATAGTATTCTCAACTCCATAGTCACGCTTACCCAACTGCCAGTCTGCCATGAAATATAAGAATGCTGTATCTCCACCTAATGTTTTCTTTTTTAAGGGTGGTTTTTTCTTAGCTTGTTTAAATAATTCTTGAAAATACTTGTCGTGTCCTGGATTTTTCTTTCGTACAACGCCTTTAAATGCATAAAACGTTTCAGTTTTACCACCTTTTAGCTGAACATTCCACGAAGATGCACGTACAGAGCCTTCAATGTAATATAATTCAGGGTCAAATCCCCATTCTTTTAATATAGAATCGAACTTATTTCTGTAATCAGGGTCTACACCAACGTGAGTTATCTCACCTAGCCCTGTCTGTTCGTTTACTTCTAGTCCTGGTTGCCAACCTGATTTATAAAAGTTATTACCCCATTCATCAGGTATAAGTTTTTTCTTTGTGATAATTTCCTCCTGTCAATATAAGTGTACAGGATTATTAGTAATATTTGATTATTTAGAAACTTTTTTTGGTTGTGGACTTATTTTATTTTTAGCAAAAGACTTCAACACTGATAACACAGCAGCACCACCTGCTAAGGCAGCTACTTCAAGTGTACTTATGTCAACACCTAACGCAGGTGTAATGACAAGTGTTGAGGCAAATGTTTCTACAAATGTCCACAGACATCTTTCAATTAAATCTTTGTATTCTTCACTCATTATATCATTCTTCCTAACTTCAATTTGTTTTCAATGTTCTCTAGTTTAGCAATAATTGTATCTAATTTCTTTTGAATAAATTGTGGATGTATCATCTCAGGTGGACTTTCATTACTAATTGTGCTAGTAACAAAACCCTCTACAATGTGTTGTCGCCAAGCATCTCCAGGACAATCAGTTTGTTTAAATGATGAGTGAGGTTTTAGTTCTCCACCGACTTGTTCGTAGAGCCACTTAACAGATTCAACAGCTTTATCTGAAGGTTTGTCGGTAGGTTTTGAGCCACCAAGCCAACACACAGCAACATAATGCTTGTTATTGTAATTAATCTCTTGCCTACTGTTACCA